CTACTGGCGACGGGTGGAAACCGTCATGTCGCCCGAAGGTTCACGCGATGGGGCTGCATTGCGCGCACCGCCCAACGACATCGCCGCAAGTGGCGTATCGGCCTGCAGCTCACGCTCGGGCCGCATACGATCCAATCGCGCTTCGGACACACGTCCCTCGGCTTCCAGCGGCCAGGATGTGGCCAGCTCCGTCCACTCTCCGAGCGTCAGGCGCACGCTACCGTCGCTCAGGATGACTGACACGCCCAGATCACGCAACGCATCGAGCGTGAGCCGTTCCATCACGTGCGTATTGCCGTCGACCCACTCGATATAGCCGGACGTGCGATGCCCCATCGAGATCAAGCCCGCAAGCCGGATGCGTGCCTTTCCCGATAGATCGGCGAATCGTCGTTCTTGAACCGACCGCGTGTCGGGCTTCGCAGGAAGAGGCGCCGTAGTAGCTACAGCGCCGGACGCAGTTGCGCCTGTCGTTGCGGCGGCGCGATGCTCCATGGCGCCAATACCGGCCGCAGGGATGGGCTGCGGGTGGAAGAACGCCCAGGCCTTGACTCCTCCCCAGATCGCCAGCACCAGTACAAGCGGCATCCCGTAGCGAAAGCCGGCGTTGTTCAGGATCATCGCGCGACCGTCCTTGTAGTCGCCCGTGTTGATCTCATCGCTGGTGTGGCTCTTGTACGTGCCGAAAAACTTCGGATCGTATTTGTGCACCTCGGTGCCGACCTTCACGTAGTCGTCGCCGCCCTTGTGCTTCCAGGTCGTCACGCTGTACGACTTCGCCGCACCGATGCCCGACAGCTTCAAAAAGGCCAGCTTGATCTCGATACGCCGACGCCACAGCGAATGAACATCGCGATAGTCCTGACCCATCAGAACAATGTCCATCCCGCGGTGCCGATGCTCGGTGACGAACTCCGTCATGTCCTTCGACATGCGTTCCTTGTTGCCCCAAAAGTTCTGCGCCTCATCGAACACGTGCAACGCGTTGTCTTTGACGTGATCGAGCACCGACACGCACTGTTCGCGCGTCAGCGGCGTGAGGAGCTCGCGACAGCGTTCGACGGAGATTTTCGCAAGCGAAGCGATGCGCTCGTGGTCGAGACCTTCGACGTAGGCGACCACAGCGCGCCCCTTGGCGAGTGCCGGGATGATGCGATAGCACAGGGCTTCATAGCTCTTGCCCGAGCCCGGCAACCCTTCGTGAAAAATAATCATGCGATCACCATTGAAAGAGAGTGACGACCTTGCGCGCGAACCGGAACAGGTACGCGGCGCCGAACATCGCGAACACCTGCGGCAGGCCGAGCGCGTTCACGAAGTACAAGATGCCTGGATCAACCTGCGTGAACACAGCCTGCAGTCCGCCCGTCATGAACGCCGGCACCGGCACCGACGCCAGGAGCGACACCAGCCCACCGAGCACCAAGTCAAGCAGGTGAACGAACACGTCGACGATGAAATCCCAGGCGGTCGTGAAGACGGCCTGCACGAGGCTGAAGAGCCAATCGGTGAATTGCTTGAGCATCGCGCTACTCCATCGCGGTGCGGAACGCGAACCACGCGCCTACGCACATCAGAACGGCCTTCATGACCGCCAACGCAGATGCGGCGAACGCCGCGCAGAACACATCGAACTGCACATGCGCGTTGAGCCATGGGATTGCCCACGCCCAGCTCGGGCACTGACCACCGACCGACAACGTGAAGAAGTTGCCGACCGCCAGACCGAGGCCCGAAGCCATGAATGCGTTGCGTGCATCTGAGAGCACATCCGCGACGGTTCGCGTCCCTGGGGTCCGAATGCTGCCCGGGGAGGTCGGGTTGCCTCCACACCCTTCACCGGCTGGGTTCGCTGCGCACGGGTTCTCCTCACCGTCGCCCTCGTCGCCACCACTGCTGACCCCGCCACTCGACGAGCCATTGCCCGAGCCCGGTCCCGACCCGGTCGTTGTCGTGGACGATGTCGAGTGCCCGTCCGGATAGTTGTTCGTCGTCGTCGTGGTGGTGGACGAGCCGCCGCCGCTGTAGTTCGTCGTCGTCGTGGTTGTTGTAGTCGTGCTGCCGTCCGGATTCGTCGTCGTGCCACTGGTACCGGTGGTGGTCGTCGGCGATGTCGGCACAGTGCCCGGAGGTCCACTTGTCGTGGGGTTGCCGTTCGGCGCGGTCGTCGGCGTGCCAGCCGGGCCGGTCGTCGCACACTTCGCCTTGCCGTTCACCGTACCCATGACCTGACCCGGCCCACACGTGTCAGGAGGAACCCCGCCGATTGGATCGCCCGCACTGTTCGACGACGAACAGACGTTGCCCGTCTTGATGTACGAGCCGCGCGCGTAGAAATGTTTGACACCACCGGTCAGCGCTGAACCAGCGGGGGACGTGCCGTCAAAGATGGACTCACACCCGCTACGACACTGGACGATGAGCGGCGACGCTGTCGAGCTCGTACCGATGTCGTAGTAGCCGCTCGACTGAAGTTGATCCTTGGTGCACGTCACGGTATCAAGCGTGATGGTCGCCGTCCAGATTTCGTTGAAGCTGTAGGGCGCAGCCGGGCCGCAGTTCGCTCCGTTGTAGGACCCGGTCCAGGGGACATCGCACACGCCGTTACGGTGACCGGTGCACTGCGCAGAGTGCCCAACCGTCGGCGTCTCGCAGCTACCGTCAACGAGCGGAAACCTCCACGGCCAGACGAGTGGGGGGTCGTTCCGCTTAAGCTTGGCGATGATGCACGCCGCCGCTTCATCAGGGGAATTGAACACCTGCCCCTCGCAGTACGTAGAGACCTTGTAGAAGAGGCCATCGGCGGCCCTCGCGGCGGACATCCAGGCGCAAGCAATCGCGAGCACAGTGACCAAAAGGAAGTACTGCACGCTACGCATGGGCGAACCCCATCACTGCAGCCATGCCGCAGACGACGCCCGCGAAGGCAAAGAAGATCATCCACATGTGGACCTCGACTGAGGAAGAGGAAGCGCCCCCAACTCTCCCGAGTCAGGGGCAGGCCGTTATCAGCGACCGACCATGCCGATCACGCGCTTGGCGCCCCAGCGAACGACGCCCGGGACGATCATCAGCGCGGCGATCGCCAGGATGGCCGTTGCCACGGACGAGAAGTCCACCGCCGCGGTGAGCGTGCTGTAGTCCGGTCCGGCAGCGTTTGCAGCGCCAGCCGCGACCAGGACACCGGCCGCCAGAAGACCGCGTTGAATTTGCTTCGTCATATCAGTTCCTTTTCACGAAATTGACGACCGTACCGGCTGCCCATGAGAGGAGATAGCAGCCGACCACCATTGAGAAAGCCCACGCCCATACGGTCGTCGCATCGGCTGGCGCGGGGAAGGAAACTCCGGAGAGAGCAGACAGCTCAGAGCCGGGCACGAGTACCACCGCGCACGTTCCGAGGTCTGCCGGTTGCGAGGGCGCCGGTGCGATGACCTGCGCTCCGCCTTGAAGCGTCACGATGTCTGCGCAGATCACAGCGGCACCCCTTGTTTCGCGTGCGAAATCACTGGCCGACCTCGTCGAGATCAATCGTGATTGCGCTGCCGCGGTCGAAGTGGTCTTCGATGAGCTGCGCCACCTGTTCTTCGTCCTCAACGATGCCGAAGCGCATCGCCGTCAGCAGGGACGGAGTCCAGTCCACGTCACCGGTCGCCGGCGACGAATGGATGAACTTGAACGTCCGGGCGGACTGGATCAGGAAGCGCGCCATTTCAGCCCGCCTTGACGTTTGCGACCGGCTTCACGCCGCGCACGACGGTCTTCTGTGCCTTGCCGCTGGAGACGATCTCCATTTCGACGTCCGCGATGAACGGGAAGGTCAGGTGGCGAAACTTGTCGAACTCGGCCGCGACACCGAAGCTGTACTCGGCCGACGCGAAGCCCTTGCCCTTCGTATCGTCCAGCGCGGTCTCGACGTAGACCTTGGTCGAGTCGTACGACGTGCCGTTTTCCATGACGCCTTTGCTGGGCTTCATGCCGGTGACCTTGACCTGAGAAACGAACTTCATTGCTTACCTTTCATGCCCCGAGAACGACGGCGCAGAGTCCGGGGCGAACGACGCTGCGACTTTTGAAAACGCCTGTTGAATGGCTTCGCGAGAGAAGCCCTTGAGCCTGTTCGGCACACGCTCGCGATGCTTCGCAACCAGGTCGGCGATGAGGTCGTCACCGAAATCCCACATCGCGACGAGCGACGGCAGGCATGCGCGCTCGGCATTGCGAACAACGCGGGTCACAGCCGCCTCTGCAGTTGCGTCGCGCAGCTTCTGACCGGCAGGAATCGTCTGCGGCTCGGCGCGGACCTGCAGGCGTTGCAACAGTGCCTCTGTGAACTGATAGGCTCCGGCGAAGAAGTCAGCCGGACGCGTCATCACATCGAGGTCGATGACGCGCGCGTTGTTGCGCAATTCGAGCTCGTAGCGAATCCACGCGTCGTTTGCCTCGGGCCCGAAAAGCTGGTCGCCCTTTTCGTACGCGCGGAACATCTTTCCGGTCTCGCGCTTGCCGACGTACAGCGTCCTGCTATGACCGCTGACCCACGAGCCCGCTTGCGATTCCTTTGGCCGCTGGCCTCTCACATCGAACAGGCCATAGACGTACGCGTTGACCACCTCGGTGATCTCGTCGCCGGTGAACACGTCGACAGCCAAGTCAACGCGCGTGATCCATCCGTCATTGGCCGCGATGAAGTCGCGCAGGCGTTGCCATTTCGCGGGCGAAACGTAGAGGCAGGCTTCGCCGTGCAGATTCACGTGCACCGTGCCAGCTTGGTTCGCCGACTTCGAGCCGGCAAGGCAATGACCGACCACGACTCCCTCGTGCATGAGCGGACAGCGAGCGGCGTAGTAGTCCATGCCCCTGTCCTCAGCTTGGCCAACCTCGAACATGTCGAGGATCTCGGCTACTCGCGAAGCGCACGACTTCGACAGGGCGAGGGCGCCCGTGTAATCCAGCGTCGCGTCAGCAATGCGCGCTGCCAATGCGACCGCCCGGCCGTGGCTGTCCATTGCAGCCAGTTCGGCAACGACAGGGCAGGGCATCGGTTCCGTTCGCACGACCGCATCGAGCGGCAGCGTGAACCGCAGCCAGTCGAGGCGGACACGCTGCTGCGTCTGTTGGTAGGCCTGTTCCAGCGTCCACCGGATCCGATGCCCTGCGAGCACCGGTGCGGCTGCTACCCGGTTGCCCTTGGTCATGCTGCTACCCCCGTATTACCGTGGGGGGCTTTTGAAGCCGCGCCGGAGCGCGCGGCCTGGCGGCCGCGCGCAACCGGCGCGGCCTCACAGACACAGCGCCCATCGAGCCCCGAACAGGCGCGAACCTGCGTATGAGCGCACCAGGTCACGCCGACCTCGCTGCGCACCTGATAGAAATCGACCGTCGAGCCACCTTGACCAGGTCGCGCGTCCAGCACTTGGCCGCAGAGCACCTCGCCGGCCTTGCGGAACTGCACGTGCACCGGCAGCGGGTTGCGCGAGGACTCGGCCTGCGCGCACATCTCGGAGAAACGATCGAATCTCAGAGCGACGGGCTTCTCGTTCGCGCGGGCCACCTGCTGTACATTCACGATCTGTGAAGATTTTGAGCGAGCTACTTGCATGGCTACCTTGAATGGTTTGCTTGATGCCTACAAAGCGGAGAACGAGCTACTGACCGACCGCGCCCTGGCGGCGCAGCTCGGAATCAGCTTCACTGCGCTGGCCAACTACCGCGCTGGTGTTCGCAAGCTGCCGGACCGCGCTGTCGTCCAGCTCGCCGACGCTACCGGCCACTCGCTGCATCACGTCATGGCGTTGGCGAACCTCGCGCTGAACGAACTCGGCCAGGACGACGTCGAGTTCTGGGCCGACTACCTCGACTGACCCAGGCTCATGGACGACTCGGCACAGAACCCGCGGCTCGGACTGAAACAGGCGACGCAATTTCGCCTGCGCAATTGCAAGGTCGTAGGTCCACAGAATTCGATACGGCCGCCGACAAGTCAGCGACGTGCGGACCTCAACCCACGACAACGAACCCGCCTTGCCGTAGTGCGCAACCAGTTCGCCGTCGACGCGGCGCCACGTTGCGCGGCTCACCCGAGTTCCCCACTGCTGACGTTCTCTGAACGCAGCTCTACACCACCCGACGAAGGAGAATCATGGTCAACCCGCAGAGCATCCCGACCTTCAAGAAGCCCCGTACAGACGCCGAAACGGCTGCCCTCCGGCAGATCACCGTGCAGAACGGCACGATCAATCTCGATCAGCTTGGCGATGTATGTCTCGCTCTCGGGAAGATGCTGCAAGCAATCCCCAAGGAACAACGAAAGCTCACCGTCGCCCGTCTCCGCAACGTGGCGCAGGCAAACCGCGAGAACGGCGAGCCGCCGTTGACCTACGTCGCCTTCGAAGCTCTTGTGCGCGGATGGGAACAGGCATCGAACGTGACCTGACGATGCGTCCTCAGGACGAGAGGCGACCAGGTCGACCAGCTCGCGCGCCTGTTGCATGGCGTCTGCCTTCATGCCGCCACCTGCTCGCCGGCGATCAGGCCAGCACCGAGGGCGCGGCACTCTTCCTCGATGAAGGCGCATGACGCGACCGACCAGCCTTCCGAGCGTGCTTGCGAAAGCTGACTGCGCATTGCAAACAGGCGCCGTGCGTCAAACGAAGCTTTCGCATGCGGACGCTTCACGACTTGTTTGACTGACTCGCACTGGTGTACATTGCGCCGCATAGTTCTGTTCATGCAAATCCACGATTCTTGGATTGGAATCCAAGAAACTACATTTGCACAAATGAGGTTTCACTATGATTACGCTGCAAACGATTGTTGAGGTCTATCGCCTGCGCAACGGCCTGCGAGACGACAAGGCGGTAGCTTCTCGCCTCGGCGTCTCTCCGACGACGCTGTCCAACTACAAGACCGGACGCAGTCGCCTTTCAGATCGCCTGATCGTTGAACTGGCCGAGGCAACGGAACTCGACACGAGCGAGGTGCTCGCAGCTGTGAACCTCAACTGGAAAGGGACGGACGAACAAGACAAACCGTTCTGGCTCCAGCGCGCAAGCGACGCGAAGAACATCGTCTTCTCAACGGCCTCTGCTGTTCGCAATTTGTAG